TGTCAAAAAACATAGACTTGGTGCGTTTCAATGTATAGAAGTTAACATACTTTCTGCGATCAAAAGTATCACCAAGTATCAGAAGTTTTCTAATGTTGTTTTTTTCCAACGTAGGAAAAAAAGTCTCTGAATAAAATTTATCATAGAAATCTAAAAAATGAATAGAATCATTCCTGCAACCGAAATGCTGGTCGGTAATAATTGCAACTTTCAAACGGAAAACTCCTCAAATTCACAATAGCCACACCATATCACAGTTCAATAAACTTTTCAATACCCTTTGGCTTCTTTACCTCTTTTTTCAAGTCTTTCTTTCGTTTCTGGCCCTCTTCATAGTTACCAATGAACTCTGAAATATTATCATACATTTCAAATTGTTGTGTAACTGAAGAATCCATCTCTGACATTTCAGAATCATCAATTGTACCAAAATATTCAGCAGATTTATATTTTACATATAACTGTTTCTTTTCTTTTTGAATACGTCTAAGGAAAGCGTAGTATATAATTTGTGTGAAGTAAGCAAAAGGGTTCTTTGATTTAGTTGGATCAAAATTATTAAAATACATTAAGCAGTTTTCGATACCATCAGAAATCATTTCATCTCTGTAAGTATAATTGATAAAATTGGGCTTATGTGATAGTCCGTCTGCTATCTTCATAAAACACTCACCAATGTAGTTAGGAATGGCTGGAGCGGGTTTGTTTTCAGATTCTGCTGCGGAGCATCGTTCCTTGTAATCTATTAGTGCTTGTAGGAAGTCTGCGTTGTTAATATAGTGTTTAGATGCCATTTTTATTCCATTTCAAATTCATTTGTACCACACAAAGTTGTTGACAAAGGGCTTGACAAGAGTGTACAGTCCGCGGTGTCGGTTGTTGATGTTAATTGATTAATGTATTACATGAACTCCAGATTCTAGGTCTTCCACAGCAAGTAAGGTTTCTGTCACTTGATCATCAGTCATACTTTCCACAGAGTTTTCTACATCTTTCAGTCTTTTGAGTTTCTTCAAAGAGTTGGTGTAGTAAGCAAGAAAGTCATTATTTGGTTGCATAATACACATAATGTTTTCTGTCTTTATAAAAACTTCATTAACTTCTGTTAATTGTGTAGGTAACCAATATCCCATAACCACAGCAGAATTTTGACCTCTGGTTTGGAAATCAATTGTCATAGGTTCTGACATAATATAACCACCCTCAAGTTCTCCTCCGTATACTGAGGCTATGATATCTTCACCGGTGTTGAGTCGGACTATCTTTATTTCCTGCATTTTTTAATCCTATCTTATAAAATTTATATGTGAATTTTTCTTCATTGTATGTGCGACACCTCTCGATAAAATGTTTCAGAGTGAAATTCATATGCTTTTTGAATCTCAGATCATCTGCAATATCATATAGCACCGCTTTTTGTTTACCTTCAGATTGTCGTAAACCTCGACCAATTGATTGCAGATTGCGAACTCTTGACTTAGAAGGTGAAGCAAATATAATATTGTGTAAATTTCTAATGTTTACACCAGTAGAAAACGTTCCGAATGATGCAACAACAATTGCATCATTTTCTTCTTCCATTATTTTTCTTATATTCTCTCTATCTTCGGTGTCTGTTCCACCATGAACAAAGAATACTTTTCTATCACCGATGTTTTCGGTGTTTCTAATCATATCATATAATATTTTGCCGTGTTTGTCAACCATTTGAAACAATACTAGTGTATTTGTGTTCATACTTACCGCAAGATTCTTGATAAATTTGTTACGTTGTTCATTTGCAATTAAATATTGTATTTCTTCTTGATAAGTTTTGTCTTTTAGTTGCAAACACATAGCATCATCATGTTTCAATATCAAACACTTTATCTCAAAGTCTGATAATTGTTTTTTGTCAATCAGTTCTTTTGTGCTGATTACTTTTTCTACGGTACCAAAAAGGCCCTCAAGAACCAATTTGTGTGTTTTTGTTCCGTCAAGAGTACCGGTCAAACCAATTCTATATTTTGTATTGATACAACTTGTGAGTATGGAAGTCAAAGACTGTGCCTTGAATAGGTGAGCCTCGTCACCAATGATGTAATCAAACTGTGCAAAATACTCTTTTGGTAATTGGTACATCGATTGCCAAGTTGATATTGTCAAATTCTTATTTGAATTTTTATCTTTACCTTGGTATATTCTATGCACATTCGTTTCAACGTCAAAATCGTTATGACTTGAATAGTCTGCAAAATCTGAGTATAATTGTTCAACCAAAGATGTTGTTGGTACAATAATCAAACCCTTTAAGTTTTGATAATCTAATAACTGTCTAATGAATAGATAAATTATTAACGATTTGCCTGATGCTGTTGGAGAGAGCAATAATGCCCTACGATTTTGCATTCCGTGAATGAATGCATTTATTTGATGTTCTCTAACTGAAATTGGTTTATTCTGAGAGTGTAAATTCAAAGACTCTATGAATTTTGTTGCATGATATACACTAAATTCATCTTGAATATCTGGTCTAGTCTCATCATATTCAAAACTATACTCTCTTGATTTGCAAAACTCTTCAAGATATGTTAACAATCCATAATATAGGTTATTATTTTGGAGTGAGAATAGACGTATTTTTCCATCCCAAATTTTATTTCGAAAAGCCGGAACAAACTGGTGACCAGGAACATAAAACGTAAAGTACTCAGATAACTCTTGAGCAATATGTTTTTCACATTTTATATTTAAATAGACCTCATCTTTTTTTGAGATTAAAATATCGATATTCAATTTCTTCTACAATCATTGTTAATAATGGTTTATATCTCTCTTGCAAAAAATTTTTTGCCGCCCAATTTAAATATTCATCGGGTATATCTTTAAAATAATAACCGCTATATTTACCAAAAGGAAATTTTGTGTGTAACCTAGATTTATGATCCTTTTTCATTGCCCACCGATGAATCTTTCCCATGAAATATATTCACGTAATTGCCAGGTGCGCTGTTTCAATTCTCCCATGATTGCTTCAATAACCGAAACAACTTCTTCGTGGTAGATTTTCTTTTCCAATAACTTAATCAAATCTGAATCGGATTCCAGATATGTGGTTATATCCGATTTTAGTGTATACCTGAATGGTTCCCAACCGTTCTGGTCCAATTCTTCTTGCGACATTTTACCAGTGTAGTATTCCCATTTAACTTTACGCATACGCAAATAATCAAAGTTTGCTTTCTTTGATGAAACTTTGTGTTTCGTAAGTATGTTCAGGTATTTGCTGTGTATTGTGGGTATACGAATGAGTTCTTTTCCAGGTTCTGTCTGGTCAATCTCAGCATCTTTTTCCCACATTTTCAAAACTTGTTCTAAATTTTCCATAATATCTCACAAAATAAATATGCCAATTATAGCATATAACAAAACAAAAATCAAATATTAAGCATCAATAAAGTTAAAATAGTCAAATCTAAATGACGCAGAAGCTGTAACTATAGCATCTGCAGATTTTGTTGTATCGAATTCTATGCTCGACAACGATGTTGGGAATGCATTATAAAATTGTATTCTAATTAGAGGATTGTTTAGTGCTGACATTACAGTTAAAGTTGCATCGGAATAATTTTTTTGTTTATTCTTGCTGAACTGTGTTTGCATATCCGATAATCTGTTGCGTTCACTAAAACCTTCTGGTGAAGCAATTGATCTAAACCAAGAATGAATATCTTGCCAAGTCTGTAAATCTTCATTGATTATGAAACTAATTGAAAGTTCATCATAAGTTATTTTGTTGCCCGGCGCATAAATATCTGATACCGGCGTATTAATTGGTGCACTTCCTAAATTTATTCCTGGTATATTAACCGTTTGACAAAAAAATTGACTTGTGCCGATCCTATCAAACGACAGTAAAAACTTGGTCGGTTGTAGAAGATTTGTATTTTGTGGTGCTCTAGTTAGTGCGGACATTTTGTGTAAATGAATTGTACTGGTACTATTTAGGATAGTCCTAAATGATCTTCTGTTATAAGTTTGAACTCCCAACCTCTATCTAAACAATACTCAGTTGCTGCTTTCCATTTGGCCTGATTCACACCCCATGTCACAACCTCTTGTATATACTGCTTAGTCACACGTTTCTTTTTTTCCGGTTCTTTGGTTTGTTTTTTCGGTTTAACCTCAATAATCATTGTTTTTGTTTTACCATCTTTAGATTTAACTTTAACTATAAAGTCAGGAAAATATCGGTGAGTCCTACTATCTACAGGAGATACATAAGGAATTATCAATTCTTCAGAAGCCCATGAGATAATATCTGGGTTTCTGTCGAGCCAAGACATAACTTTACACTCCCAAGAAGAGCGATATATTATATTGGTATGATCTCCCACATATTTTTGTGGATTTTTTGGTGTAAATTTGCCAGAATATGCCATATAAATAATCAATACTCAATCTTTTAAAAGAGACCATAATGGCCATTATTTCAATTCCAACATCATTATCCGGTATAGGAGTACCTGGTACAGTCGGTAAAATACTTAAAGGACCGTTAGCTGCGCTTTACCAAGGCAAAGGCGTCAATACTGTTAATTATCCACACGATTTGGCTAAAGACCCAACACAATCGCATTATGTGACTTTTTCAGTAAAACAAATCATTCCTTCTGGATATTCTTCTGAAAAACCTACATTAGCAGGCAGTCAGCAAACTGTTGGATTAAAAACTACAGGTAAAGTTGTTGGGTTGGGTATAGATGCTGTAAAATCTTTAGCCCCTTCGGTCACCGGTTACATAGAAGAAAAAGCTGCTTCTGCGGCCGATGCTGTTGGTCTTGGCGGATTTTTTTCTACTAGCCTAGGTGATATCATATCAAAAGGTATTGCAATAACACCACAAACAACGGAATTGCAGTCAATCATTTCATTATATATGCCTGATAGTTTAACTGCAGACTATAGTGCTGAATATGACACATTAAGTTTAACTAAAGATTTAGGTTCGACCATAACTTCGATTCGTGCAATTGATGAGATGGCAGGAAAACTTGATTTCAGTTCAATTGAGGCGTTTGGTGGATCTGTGGGAAATCTAGCATCAACCGATCCGGCCGCAATATTTGTAGCCAATGAACTTGCTGGACTAAAAGGCTTAGGTAATGAAAACCTGAGAAATGTTATGTTGAAAGCTAGAGGCTATGCGATAAATCCGCAACTTCAAATGATTTATCGTGGAATTGGTTTTAGAAGTTTTCAGTTGGACTTCACCTTGTCTCCAAGATCGAAGCAAGAAGCAAATGATATTGATCGAATTATTTCAACATTTAAGTGGCATTATGCTCCATCATTACAAGCCGGTAAAACCACATCTACAGATAGTATGTTTTTGATTCAACCTTCAATATTTAATATTCAGTTTAAATTGGGGGAAAATGAAAACCGTTACTTACCAAAATATGGTGATTGCGTATTGAAAAATATCTCCGTAAATTATGCACCAAATGGTTGGGCTGCATATGAAGACGGTTTTCCAGTACAAACTCACTTATCATTACAATTCGAAGAAATTGTTATCTTGGACAAAGCCAAACTGCAAGCCGGATTTAACGGAGAGAAGGATGGGTTGAGATAATGATGTACTTTAAAACCTTACCAAAAATTAATATGACGGACTACAAAGGTTCGGTTCTATTGATGACAAATCTAATGTCTCGGGTTGAAGTTATACAATCATTGTTGAATGATCCTTTACTTTTCTATTCATATGATATTCAAGAAGGTGATACTCCTGAAATTGTTGCTGACAAATATTATGGAGATTCATATAGATATTGGTTGGTTATGTTTTCAAATCAATTATTTGATCCTCAATGGGATTGGCCATTAACATCCAGACAATTTGGTGATTACTTGTTTGCAAAATATAAAACGAATGAGAATCAATCTTATGCTGAAGTTATTGCAACTGTCCAACAAACAGTAAAAGAATATAGGCAGGTTACTACAACTGTCGATAGTGATACATTAGAACAAACTGTAAAAACAATAGTAATTGATGGTACTACATATGCTGCTGGTGTAAACAATACAAGCACACAAACTTTTTCTAGCGGATCATCTGTGACTCAAACTGTAGAATACCAAAGTATCAGCATATATGATTATGAACTTGAGCAAAATGAAGCAAAACGCAATATCAATTTGATTAATGTTAAATATGCGTCACAAGTTGAAGCTCAGTTACAAACCTTAATGGGCACATAAATTGTCGAATAATATATTATTTCCAAAAGATTATTCGCTTGTTACGTTAAACTTATTAACGGCGGCAGGAACAATTGATTTTAAACCATTACTGGTTGAATTGTCTTATCATGAAGACCTATTTAATAATACTGCATCTGGTTATTTAATGGTCTCGGAATCTATGGGATACATAGAAACTTTGAATTTGATGGGTAATGAATATATCAGAATACGTTATGGTAAAACTAATGATATTCAATATTTGACCGATAAGGTTTTTAGAGTTTATAAAGTTGGTAAACGAAAACTTGAAGGTAATATGAATACTGAATCATATTGTCTATATTTTTGTTCAGAAGAAATGATATTATCTGAACAATATAAAGTTATTAAATCTTATAAAGCAAAATCAATAAAAGATAACATTGAAGATATTCTTGTAAATTATCTTGATGTGCCGGATGAAAAATTGAGTGTAATTGAATCTACTTATGGTACATATGATTTTATAATACCGAACCTAAAACCATTTGATGCGATAAACTGGTTATCAATTTACGCAAGACCTAGACCGGATCAACCTGGTTCAGATATGATCTTATATGAAAATCGTGACGGGTTTAATTTTAGGTCAATTCAATCATTGATGAGACAAGGACCTTATAGAAATTATAACTATAATCCAAAAAATGTTATAACAAGTGATGGTCCTTTACAACAAGAAATTGATAAGACGGCATACAATGTAACCACATACGAAATATTGGATTCATATGATTCACTAGGAGCAATAAATTCTGGTATTTTTGCAAATAGACTAATATCTGTTGATCCGTTACTCAGAAGATATAAAATTACAGATTTTGATTACGGTAACTATATTACTAAGGCAACAATGCTCAATAAGTACGCAATAACAAATAATCACAAAAATAGAAAAAATGATGGTCTGAATCAGACACCGGAAGCCGTGACTAAATTGGTATTTTCAAATTTCAATCAAGACCAAGTTCCTTATGTAAAAACAAATGGTGGAGTTGCACATAATATTTTTGCAGAGACTTACGTTCCGTATAGAACTGCACAATTAGCATTGGCTAATTATCATAGAGTTCGTATATCTGTTCCTGGTGATCCATTATTAACTGTTGGTATGGTTATAGGATTTGAATTGTTGTCCATAAATCCTGTAGTAGATAAAAAACAACCAGATAAGTTTTATTCCGGCAACTATTTGATAACCGCTGTTAGGCATATGATAACGATGTATGAATATAAAACTGTATTGGAAATATCAAAAGACAGTTCTGTCACTCCTTATGCCGGTATAGATAATGGGCAAACGTTGTGGAAAAATATGGTAAAAGGAAAAACCAAAAATGTCTAAAGTGATTAATAATTTTGCTGGACTTAATGGTTTTGTCTGGTGGATGGGTGTTGTTGAGAATAGAAAAGACCCATTAAAAGTTGGACGTTGCCAAGTTCGTATTTTTGGATGGCATACAGATAATATAAATTTAATTCCTTCAGAAGATTTACCTTGGGCCACAACTATTCTTTCTGCGAATACATCGGAACGAACTAAGCCACCAAAAGAAGGTGATTTCGTGGTTGGATTTTTTGTTGATTCGGAATCTGGCCAAGCGCCTATTATATTGGGTGTTTTACCTGGTATTCCATCTGAGTCTGCAAAACCAAAAACGGGGTTTTCTGATCCAAGAACTCAAGAACAATTAAACTCTTCACCACAACCTTTTGGTGACTCTGCAAAACTATATCCAAACAGATTGAATGAGCCTACCACAAGTAGAATTTATAGAAATGAAAGTGTTGAGTCTACGGTTATAGGACGGGAAAATGCATCACTAACTACAAATGTGAAATGTGCTGATGGAACGTCTTGGAACCAACCTAAGTCTTCCTATAGCGCGGTGCCGCCATATAATGATGTACTTGAGACTGAATCTGGACATGTTATGGAATTTGATGACACCAAAGGTGCCGAAAGAATTCATATCGCACATAGAACCGGCACATTTTTTGAAATGCGGCCTGACGGATCAAAAGTTACAAAAGTAGTAGGTAAAAATTATAATATTATTGTTGGTGATAATTTTGTTGATGTTAATGGAACCTGCAACATAACAGTTTCAGGTAATGTAACATTAAATGTTGTGGGTAAAGTTATTGCATCTGCAAAAGAGTTTGATTTTACTGGACCAATTAATGTTGTTGGTGACATGAATGTTGAAGGAACTATAACCTCAACTGGTGACGTTGTTGCCGCAGGAATTAGTTTAGATAACCACACACACTCTGGTGTTAAATCTGGTCCGGACAGTACCGGAAATCCGCAATAAATAAGACATGGCCACACTAAAAAAAATATACTCAGATTTGGACTTAACTTTTAATCGTACTCCGGTTAAAAATGACGTTGCAATAAGTTATGATGACCAAGCGGTAATTCGCTCGGTCAGAAATTTATTGCTCACAAATTTTTATGAGAGACCATTTCAACCAAACCTTGGTTCGAATATTAATAAACTTTTATTTGAACCTGTAAATAATTTAACTTCCGGCAATCTCAAAGCAGATATAGAGAATGTTATAAAAAATTATGAAACAAGAGTTAGTATTGATGAAATTATTGTGACGCCGAACGCAGATGAGAATGCATATTATATAACATTGCAATTCTACATAGGAAATAATACTTCACCGACAACAGTAAACCTAGTTCTTGAAAGGTCCAGATAATGGCGTCAAATACAAATATTCAGATTACTGAATTGGATTTCAGTAATATTAAGAATAGTTTCATACAATATTTACAAGGTCAAGACAACTTTAAGGACTATAATTTTCAAGGTTCTGCTTTGTCTACGCTTTTGGATGTACTTGCATATAATACGCAATACAATGCATACTATTTAAATATGGTTGCTAATGAGATGTTTTTGGATTCCGCATTACAGAGAGCATCTGTTGTATCTCATGCAAAATTATTAAATTACACACCAAAATCTGCTATTGCACCTTCCGCAACAATTAATTTTACTGCAAATGGTGTTGCACCAAATGAAGCTTTTACTTTACCTAGATTTACGAATTTTTTATCTGAAGCAATTGATGGTGTAAATTATAATTTCGTTACAACAGAGTCAACCACCATAAACAATAATAACGATACTACAGTGACTTTCAGTAACATTGAACTGAAACAAGGTATTCCAACCACATATAGATATGTTTTAAATACCACTTCAAACCCTAAAGCACTATTTGAAATACCGGATGCAACAATTGATACAACAACACTTAATGTTTTTGTTCAACAAAATAATGCAAATACAAATTATGATGTTTATCAAAGTGCATCTAATTATTTGGAGTTAAATTCAAATTCACTTGTATATTTTTTGCAAGAATCTTTAACCGGCACATATGAAATTTATTTTGGTGACGGTGTACTTGGTAAAAAATTGGATAATGAAAATGTGATTGTACTATCATACATTTCAACAAATGGTACGTCCGCATCGGGTGCAAATAATTTTGTTCTGATGGATAGTATTCCTGGAATGACAAGTTCCAGCATTGATCCTGTTGTTCCGGCCTCACAAGGTGGTGCAAAAGAGTCAATTTCATCCATAAAATTCCAAGCACCAAAATCATATTCTGCACAAAACCGTGCAGTAACAAAAGAAGATTACATTACAATACTGCAACAAAATACTTTAGGTATTTCTTTTGATGCAGTTAATGTTTGGGGCGGCGAACAAAATGATCCTCCTGTATACGGTCAAGTTTTTATTGCATTAAAACCTTCCGGTGGTTATAGTTTAACTGCAACACAAAAACAAAGATTAATTTCTGAAGTTATTAAACCAATTAGTGTTCTTACAGTAGAACCAAATATTGTTGATCCTGACTACACATATTTAAATATTTCGGCTAGTGTATATTACGATCCGAATAAAACTTCACAGACGCCGTTGCAACTTGAATCTGGTATTAAATCATCAATAACAACGTTTGCTAAAAATAATTTAAATACATTTAATTCAACATTCAGTTCTTATGATTTACTTTCTTCGATTCAAAATTACAGTTCTTCTATAATCAGTAGCGATTTTTCTATAAAATTGCAAAAGAAATTTTATCCCAGTTTAACCTCATCCAGTAGTTATAATTTATATTTTGGTACACAATTAGAAAAGGGTGTACTACAGAGTGGAGTTACAAGTTTTCCATCCATGCAATTTCAAGATCCTACAAATTTAGCTATTATTATTGATGGTGTTTATGTTGAAGAAGTTCCACAATTGTCGAATGGTGTCGAATCGATTTCAATTTTAAATCCGGGATACAGTTATCAATATACACCAACGATCACAATTTTAGGTGATGGATCTGGTGCTACTGCTCATGCTATAATTGTGTCTGGTAGAATAAGTAAAATTGTGGTCGATTCTGCCGGTTCTGGATATACGGATGCTATTGCTGTTGTAACGCCAAATGTGAATGACACAACTGGACAATTTGGTTCACTTGTTGTTAATTTAGATGGACGTTTTGGTACCCTAAGAACTTATTATAACAATAGCACTAATGTAAAAACAATACTTAATGCAAATGCCGGAACAATTGATTATATGAACGGTATTGTAACTCTTACGAATTTTTCACCTTATCAAATAAATAATGATCTTGGTGCATTAACAATATCTGCAAAACCAACTACGACAATTATTTCGTCTACCTACAATAGGATCATTTCTGTTGATGAATTTGATTCATATTCCGTTTCCGTAAAAGCTATTGCAAAGTCTGGTAAATGATAACAAATAAAACATCATTACTGATACCTAATCAGTTACCTGAATTCATCAGGGAAAATCCTGATTATGAAAAATTTGTTTTATTCCTCCAAGCATACTATGAATGGATGGAGCAAAACGGTAATGTAACTGATAGAAGTAAAAATATATTAAACTATATTGATATTGATCGAACTAGCAGTGAATTCTTAGATTATTTTTACAATGATTTTCTTTCGTATTTCCCCGTAGATATGTTGGCGGATAAAAAAACCGTTACCAAAATAGCAAAGGAACTTTATAAGACAAAAGGCACTCCCGCTTCTTATAAATTTTTATTCAGAATTTTATACAATTCTGATGTTGATTTTTTCTATACAAAAGATGCTGTATTGAGAGCATCGGCTGGTAAATGGTATGTTTCCAAAAGTCTAAATGTAAAATCTGACAATATAAATTTTTTAGCGGCCGCCAATTATAGAATTTTTGGTGAAACGACTAAATCTATTGCGGTAATTGAAAATACAACATTTACAAAAAATAAAACTGAAATATTTATTTCAAACATTGAAAGATTATTTCAATCTGGTGAATATGTGCGTGTTGTTGACAACAATGATCAAGATGTATATTTTTTAAATGGTGTTGTCGTATCTTCAGATACTATTGGTGCAACCATACTTCGCGGTAAAATTGTAGGACAAATTAGTCAAATTAAAATTAATCCGGAGTATAGAGGTGAATTATACCAAACCGGCGATCCTGTTATTGCATATGGTGCTTTAGAACCTGAAAATGGTATAGGTGCAACAGCAACTGTAGGAGAAACTACAACCGGTTCGATTCAGCGTATTGTTATTGATAATGGTGGTTATGGTTATGTGTATGCTCCTACAGTAACCGATAGTAATACTGGAGCGATCTCCACACAAACGGTAACTACTGCAATTCAAATTACTAACGCTCCTGGAGCACAGGTTCGCGTTGCGAGTGTAGATCCGGATGCAAATGTTTCTTCAAACGTAAGTTTTATTTCCGTTAATTATATTGGCTCTAAAGCATCTATAAGTATCGGTTCGGCTAATTATGCGTTTAAATCATACACAACAAATGCAAATACAACAATTGCAAATACATTAAATTTTATTTCTTTTACTGGTTCCCCAATATCATCATTGATTATTGATAATCATGGTGGAGGTATTAAAAAGACTCCGGTTATAACTGCGGATACACAATATTCTACACTTTATAGTGCCGGCACATCCAGTTTAAAAAATCTTGGTATTTTGAGTCCAATTTTAATTATTAATGGTGGAAAGGGATACAGAGTAAATGATAAAATTGTATTTTCGGGTGGATCTGGTTATGGAGCATATGCTAATGTCATATCAGTTGATCCTTCAACAAACGCTATCACTTCTATAAAATATGTTTATCCCACTAATGATACACCACACAAATATTCATTGGGTGGTATGGGATATAAGACCGATTCATTGCCTTTACTTAGCGTAAATTCTGCAAACACTTTATCTTCTAATGCAGTATTAATTGTTCCTGGTATTATGGGTGATGGAGCCGTGTTAACTCCTATTACAGATCGTGCCGGCTCTATAACGACAATTACAATTAATAATTATGGTGAAGATTATATTGGAACACCAAACGTATCGATAAGGGTGCAAGACATTGTTGTTGCGAATGTTGATTACACCAATATTGCTCAGAAAGGTGATATTGTATATCAGGGAGCAAATGTCGATGTAGCAACTTTCAAGGCGACTGTAGATTCGGTATCCTTACTTGTTCAGGATTATCCACCAAGTGCTTCAAGATATAGACTTAGAGTGTTTAATTATACTTCTAAAGCCAATAATTTTTTTGGGTCATTGAATGTTGATGGTAAAAGCATCACAATGGATATGTCCAATAAGTATACTCTGGCAATTGCGGATGACCGTTATGATACAACTTCTGGTGTTTTAATTTATGGTGATGGAACAGCAAAGGCTACCGCATCATTCTTAAATGGTTTGGTTATTGGTAACGGTAAATATTTGGATAGCACTGGACATCCAAGTTCATATGATGTTTTACAGAGTGAGAATTTTAATAATTACACATATGAAATTACTGTTGAAAAAGAAATTGAAAAATATAGAAAAGTATTATTGGACTTGTTGCATCCAACTGGACTAAAAGTTCTTGGTAGATATGCAGTCAAAGTTGATAATCATTTTAATTTTCATTTGGCACACGCTGCACAATCAAGTCGTACATTAGGATTTTACACCGGGAATCCCGGATCAAGTGCAGCAATTGTTGGTGATTTCACCAACCAAAGTAGCAATACCATACAATTTGACGGACTTTCTGGA